ACACGTCCCAAGCTTGGCAAGTACTGTGCGGTCAACGTAGCCATTATGCGAGCCTTCCGGTACCCGCGCGAGCCCTGCGCAGTTGGTTGCGGTTCATCTCGTTCTGCTTCTCCACAACGATATCAGTAATCTCCCGATCGCCGATCTTCACTACGAAGTAATTGTCACCGCTGACACCTGTGGCATTGATCGTGTCTCCACCGCCGCGCGCGTCCTGGTTACCGGCTCCTGCACGGCTCAATGCCGAAGCAAGCAAGCTGTCTACGCGCGGGTCGCCTAGCGGAAGGATCGCCTCATTGAACCGGCCTTCGCCGACCATGGCCAGGGTCGGCCCCGTCGCCAGTGCGCCAGAGGCAAGTAGCGGGATGTTCGGTGTCGAGACAGTGAAGCCGCCTACGCTGCCGAGCGGTCCGAGGTCGACCGAGGGGACCGAGAACGACAGGCTGTTCCACCCGCGAATGACTGAGTTGATAGCGGATTTGAACCCCGTCGCCAGAGGTGAGAACATGCTGCTGAGTGCGCCGCTGATCTTGCCCGGGATGCCCTTGATGAAGCTGACGAAGCTGTCCCAACTCGACCGGATACCAGACAGAGCAGCCGAAACGACGCTTTTAACCGTGTTGATCCCGTTTTTGAGCGGGGTGAACACCCGAGCGTTGATAACGCTCCACGCCACTTGGAAAGACGTACTCAACACACGCCAAGCGGCAATCATGGCATCAACTTGCACCTGCCCGGCCTCGCGGATGAAGTTGAAGATAACCGCTAGTCCTTCGCCTGCCCCCTGGAACTGCTGAACTACCCATTGAATCGTTGCTCCGAGGCCAGCCGCAAGTAGGTTGATCAGCAGTTCAATCACGGGGATCACAAACGGGATAATCACGTTATCTACAAGCCACAGCAAGCCAGCACCGAGTACCTGAATGATCGGGCCAAGGACAGTACCGATCAGATCTGCGACAACGCCGAGGAGCTGGAACAGCGGCTCTAGTGCCTCAATGAGCGGCTGAAGTGCGTCGAGCACAACGGTGATGATCGGTGCCAGTGCCTCAAGCACTGATGCAACGACTTGAATGGCAACACCAAGCGCGCCACCCAAGAACGTTGCAAGTAGTTCGATAACGGGCATAAGCGAAGTAATCGCATCAACGAGGATAGGACCGAGCAGTTCAATAACGCTGGTCAGCGGGGCGATGAGCGGTTGAATAGCAGCGGCAACTACATTCAGTAGAGGAGCAAGTGCAGTAAGCACTGATCCAACTAGCTGCGACAGTGGACCCAAAAGAGGTGATACGACACTGAGAATACTTCCCAACCCTTGGAAGAGGGGAGGAATCGCAGGAGCGATATTCGCCAGGACGGTACCGAACGCCGCTCCCACCTGGTTCAGCGCCTCGAAGATCGAGATCAGCGCCGACTGCCCTTGCGCCGATGCGAGAAAGTCATCGAAGACCTGTAGGGCCTGCCCGAACACACCGAGGATGTTGCCGCCGGTTGCCTGCGCAGCGGCACCGATCGACCCGATGATACCGATGATCGGGGAGAGGATATCGCCGATCGCCTGGAACACGGCGAGAGCGTCGCTCACCCACGCTACGGCTTGCCCAGAGTCGGCGGCTTGGTTCAAGAACTCCGCGAACCGTGTTGTCACGTCGGCGATGCCCTGCCCTGCGGTATCCCCGAACGCCGCATTGAGCGCGGTACCGACGTTCAGCAACGCGGCGAATAGCGCCGTCAGTGGCTCCTGCATCTGGGCAAGGATCGTCGCCATGATGTCAAAGCTCTGATTGACGAACTCGATACCCTGCGCCGAGGTTGCCACGCCCGCAAGGGCGGTAATGACGCCGTTGGCTTCGGTGGCGACTGCGGTCATGCCTGTGGTGACCGGACCAAGCAGCGTCTCCGCAAGCGAGTTCAGAACATCATCAAAGTCCTGAAAGAACGCATCCTGTACGGTGTCGCGTAGCTCTTCAAGTTCCGGCATCATGTCCCGGATGGCCTGAGCGGCATCCTGCACCGCAGGTGCCATATCCTCGATGGCTTCTTGAAACTCTTCGGCGCTGCCCGTGGCCGCTGCCTCGAATGCTTCCCCTACTCCGAGCGTCGCTACATTGAGCGTAGACAGCCCTGCGGATAGCACGCCGATGCCGGACGGCAACGCCGCCACGATGCCTACTGCGGGTGCCAACGCGGCTGCGAACTGCACAGCGGATGCCGCTGCGGCGGAGAGCGCGAGACCCAATGCGGCAAAAGCCGGTACCGGCAGCTTGATGTCAGCAATAGACGACAGCGTGTCACGCAGTCCGGAACCGAATCCGTCGCCGAAATCTTCACCGGCCTGCGACCCGATTCGCCCACTGCCACGTGCAATCGACTTCTCGGCGCGGTCAACGCCCTGTGTGAGCGACCGCTCAACGGTGCGACTGGCGGCCCGCGCGGCACGCTGTAGTTGCCGAGTGTCAAGCTCGGCAGTGATCTCGACAAACGCTTCATCGAGCGGACCAGCCATTACCGCACCTCAACCCCGTTAACCTGCGCTCACAGTGTACCGCCTATTTCCCGCGTCTCCTGCCGCTCACTCCCGGTGCGGTCAACGTCGCCATTGCAGCCTTCGAATTGAAGGTGTTCGTCTTGTCGTCGCCATACCATGCGGGTTTCGGCGCGCGCTTGCGTTCCGGTTTCCCACTCTTCGGAGCCGCAAGTGCCTTGGCGATAGCAGGTTGCGACTTCCGTAGATTCCACTCCGCTACCTGTTCGGCAATCGCCGCGTCGAACTTCTCTTTGTCCTCGGGTGAGGCGTTCCGCGTAGCAAAGTAGTAAACCAGGTTCAACCAGCGATCCCATGGCAAATCCATGTGATCGACGTTGCGGGAAGCGCACCAACCGTCAAAGTAAGGCCACACCTTATCGGACGTGGCCCAGGACTCTAGGGAGATTGCGGCAACGTAATGCCTTTTCCCAACGCTTCACCGATTACCCAGGTGAGAATTTCGGAGAACGTTGCGATATCGATCGCATCGTACTCGCCATCGAATCGACGCTTAAAACGGGTGAGCGATTCGGGCTCGAAGACTTCAGCAAGCAGATTGAAAATCGGCTTCGCTGCATCGAAGTCGCCGTTTTCGTCCGCAGTGAGCGTCTGAATCTCGATTGCCTTGCGGTAGACCGCAAGCGCAGCCGGACTGGTTGGTTCAGCGCCGTCAGGGGAAACGAGTGTCAGAATTTCTCCCGCGAGACGAGAGAACTCAGTGATACGCGGGTCAGCCTGCGATTGTGCGGTTGCATTTGCAGCTACCTGCAATTCTCCAGCAAGACGCGAAAGCTCAGTCATGCGTCCAGCGGGAATACTTGCCTTGAGGCTGAACACCTCATCGTCAATGTCGAACTCGATGGGTTCTTTCCGAGTGGTAAAGTTCTTGCGAGTCATGCTGTCACCTTTCTAGGAGAACTGCGAGAATCCTTCCCGCAATCCGTCTTGCAACGCGGGGTTCGCTTCCATGTAGCGCGTCCCCTGGAACACGTAATTCGCGTATTCCACATCGGTACCGATCCGCTCAACAATAGCACCGTTTCGGATGTACTCCCGAATCTCGATAGAGTTGACGAGCAACCCTGTGTCGATACGTCTCGGGTCTGAATTGAGTCGGCGCTTAGCGGCCGTCTGTGTGGCGAGTGCCCGCGCGCGGAGGTTCATGACGACACCGGATGACGGGGAAGTCATCAGGACGCGGATGTTCCCGTAGTTTGTGGAGTGCTTGACTCGTGATGTCGCCACCGGTTCCCCTAACTGATGTCGCACGGGTAACCACCGTTGACGACACCGATTTGCACCGTGACCGCCGATCCTTGGCAGCCACCCATAGGACCAACCATGCGTTGTGGTCCGATCGTGTACCGATCGAACAGTTTCACGCCATCGGTTCGTGTCGTTCCAGCACATAGGCAGCACATCAACCCAGCGCGTACCGCCCAAGCGTCTTCGATAGCCACGCGCGCCGATGCGTCGACCTCCGAGCAGGGGGGAGGATTCCCCATGTCGTCGCCGGTCGGCGAGCACCGGAGCATCGATACCGTGTACTGGAAGACGAACAGCGGAGCCCCGCACTTGCGCGTGCCCGCGTTCTCTGTCGCGTCCCAAGGGTTCGGGAACGTGCCCGACTCGTACGGACTGTCAAGCGAGACAACGAGCTGCCCGCACTCGCAATCGTCCCAAGCGATTTGCCCCGTAGTGATACACACCCGACCGGGGAGGCCACTCGTGGTGCCTTCAAGGTAGGGAACGATGCAGTCTCGCAGGTGCTCTGCCAGTTCGTACCCTGCGAACGGGTTCGCGTTCGTGAACACCATCAGGCAGTCCCCACCCGTCGATGCTTCGGCCCGTCGATGTCGAAGATGTTCGCCATCCCGGTACCGGAGGGGTTGAATGTCTTGATGAACAGGTCAGGCCAGTACATGCCCGTCATGCCGCCCTTGAACGCCGTCTCTGAATCGAAGAACACCTTTTTGACGCCTTGCCGCGTCACCTCCTGCACGGTGCCGGATGGTAGGACGCAACCGGAGGCGTTCACGCACCGTTTCGCGATCTCCACCGCGAGCTGACCAGCTGCGAGCTTGCCGAGCTCGGGAACCTCCTGCCCGTAATCGGCGGTCACCGACCACGTACCTACCTCGGTGTCTTCGAGGTTCATATCGTTGCACCGCGGCCACTCCTCACCGTCGATGCGAACGAGGAGGTTGAAGTTGTCCACGCGATAAGCCGTGGAAGGCAGCACAACGCCGTCAACCTTGACCTCGGTAATCGAGGCTACCGGATATGGAAGGCGCACTTCGGAGATGTGCGAGCACGAGCAGTCGGAGAAGCATGATCCGCACGCGATGTTGATCCACGCGCCGCCGATGAGTGCGGGCTGCGGGAACGGCCACGATGAGCCGGTGAAGTCGTACCACCCGCCCGTCGTGGGAATCCACGGACCAGCGGGGAGGCAGTCTTTCCGGCACGGTCGCAGCTTCACCGAGCAGACGCCGAACTGGCGTTTCGTTCGGTTCCACAGGATTTCGGTGGCGATCATTGCCGCCGTGGCTTCAAGCTCCGGCGTCACCGATTCGGGGAAAGTAGCGCACGACAGATTCCACGCTTGGCACGAACCGAACGCTGCACCTCCAGCCGTTGCGGCTGTCGGGATAGGATTGATAACTGGCATGGGACCTCCTTACGGCGTGGCGAACTTTCCTGCGGCCACGAACACGGCTTGCGCGGTGTCGGAGAGGTTCGTGGCGGTGCGGGTGGCACAGATATACCCGAGGAACGCGGCGGCCCGCATGAGCGGGTTCGGTATGAACGTTCCGGCGCCGATAGAGTTGACGGCGTTGGCGA